TAGTCCATATCTGGTTCATTGTCGTATTCACCGTAATCGACAGGTTCTTCTGGGGGTGGAGCGGATGGTGGGTTTTGTTTATTCGGGTTCGCGAAAGAGTCTATATCTTCCTGAAAATACTGCGCCTGTGGCGGAACAAATTGTGTTTTTTGTCTAGGCATCTGTTTTCTAACAGGCTGGGGTCTAGGAACTTCTATTTCTATCTCGTTCATGAGTGCTTGTTCGTTATCATCTAGTTTCATAACGTTAGTATCGCCACGATTAAGAATAATCTCTCCGTCCATTACTCTTTATATTGAAACTATTATAATTTCTTTAACGCACTTTATAAAAAAATCTCAGTTCATAACAAATAATGAAACTCAACAACACAAATAAAAATGCTCTCAGGGCAATAGTCGTCATATTCGTAATCTTGTGGGTTCTTCAACTACTGAACCCAAAGAAAAGTTATTACAGCCCAGTAGAAATAGAGACCGTAAACGAAGGTTCTATTTTCGATCTCGAATCCAAGGAAGAGTGCCTCGGTAAATCGTACTACTCGGATAGCCGAGGCGGTGTTTGTGGGGGACAGGAAATGGTCAACGGACAATTGAATTATAAGATGAAGTAAAATCTCCGGTATATATAAATGGCTTTAGTGACTAGTCAATCAACATTACCTGATTTCGAATGTGAACACCACACAGTTGTACTCGATAACCTGGATACTACCAGTGATACTGACTTTACATTGTATTTACCAACCCCACTAGAGAACGTTGTTCAGGCACAGCTGTTAGCCGCGAGTATTAACACTACCGGTGATACTCAAAGGTGTATACATATAGGCATAGAAGAACTCAAGACGTACTTCAGTCAACGTGGTAAAAATGATCTTAGTGATGCAGATAATCACTTAAACGGCATTTTTGGTACTATTGTATGTGAACACAAATTACACGCAGCTTCAGGTGCTCAAAAAGCCGTATTTTTTAGAAATGAGTATCCAATCATTCAACAATATTATAATCCCATTCGAAAGATCGATAGATTGACATTCAATTTAGATAAACAAGACGGTTCAGCTGCAGACTGTGGTGACGCAGTTTTTGTTTTTAGATTTGTATGCAAAAAAAGAAATTTATCCTATGAATAATTTCAGGACGTTTTTTAACCTTTTCTTATTATAAATGTCTTCTGGTGTAGTTCAACTCATTGCCGTAGGTGCTCAAGACGAACACATTATGGGAAAACCGGAAATATCGTTTTTTAATTCAACATTTAAAAGGCATTCTAACTTTTCACAATCCATAGAAAAACAAACGATACAAGGGGCTGTGAAAAGTAACGCTATGTCATCGGTCAAGTTTACAAGGTCCGGTGATCTTTTAGGTTACACGTATTTCACGATACACAATAACACAAAGGCACTCGATATCCAAAGGTGGGATACTCTCATAGACAAAGTCGAACTGCTCATAGGTGGTCAAGTCATAGATACACAGGACGCTGTTTTTACGGAAAAGATCGCCATAGATACGTTTGCAAACAATATATCGAAAAGCGCCTTAGGTACACACCCAGGTGTAAGCGCACGTTCCTACTTCTACCCTTTACGTTTCTTCTTCTGTGAAGGTCCACAGTGTGCTTTACCAATAATAGCAATGCATTATCACGAAGTTGAAATTAGAATTTACTGGGGACCAGATGCAGGTAATTATGAATTTGATTGTTATTCTAACTACTATTACTTAGATAACGAAGAACGTGGTAATTTTGCCTCTAGAAATCACGAGTTAATCATTACCCAGGTACAAAAAAGTATTCCTTCCAGAGAACTCACACAAGAACTCACGTTTAACCACCCAGTAAAGTATCTCGCGTGTTCGGATACAACAACGGGTGGTGCACTTACATCCGATACAAACAAGATAAAAATAGAAATAAACGGACTCGATATATGCAATTTTAAGTTTGGTAAACCTCATTTCATGGAAATACCCAATTATTATCACACGACGTTTGTTACGTCACCCGATTTCTTTTTACACTGTTTCTGCTTATCAACAAGTTCACTTCAACCAACGGGAACACTTAATTTCAGTAGATTAGATTCAGCAAAAATTATAAGTGAGACCATGACCATTAACGATCCCATATACGCGGTTAACTATAATATACTTCGTATCGAAAATGGCATGGCCGGCCTCACTTACGCAAATTAAAATACACACCTATATTAAATGGTTAAAAACATACCTACCATCGAGCGGTCTACCAAAATCCGGTTTGGTAAACACGCTACGGACGACCAGGCTGAAAATACGATCGTTTTCAATGCCTCTAATGTAGCCATAGATGCTTCAACTGCAGGGGGTGTTTACATAACACCTATGCGAACAGTCGATCCGTCTGTACCAGAAATAACAGTTTTGAGTTATAACACAGTCACGAAAGAAATAGTCAACTCTAACACGGCGAGTGCTGATTTATTTAACGCAAATTTACAGTTTGTATCTCAAAGAGGTAACGTTACGTCGAATACTTTAGAATTTATAAATCCAACGACCGCGTTTGTAACAACTGGTAATGTCGGTATACATAATACAAGTCCTACACACGCACTTGATGTAGGTTCACAATTTCACGTAACTGAAGGAGGTGAAGTACGCGTGGGTCCTTCTATTTTAATAGATTCTAGTGTAACTAATCAAATTCAAGTCGCAGGTAGAATAGATACAGATTCGATTACATTAGACCATATTGGTTTATCTAACAATAATCCAACTATAACAGGTTTAAGTCTAGGCTCGAGTACGTTTTTACAACACCCATCTGAATCCATAAATGCGTTTAGTACGACCGGTAATGTCAGTGCCGCATTTTACCACGGTGATAGTTACTTTTTATCAAACTTGACTCTAGACAATATTATTTTACAAGGTAATACAGCCGCTTCTAAAACAGTTGAATTTAATAAAAGTGGTACATCTTTAATCACGGCGAGTAATGTTGGTATAGCAAACGCTTTACCTGTACACACGTTAGATGTTGGTTCAAATTTGTTCGTAGACGAGGTAGGTTCAAACGTATTAGTTGTGACCGGTAATACGTATACATCTAGGAAGGCCTTAGTCGGTTCAAACGTGACTATTGATACATTAGGTTCCAATGTCGTCGAAGTTACGGGGAACACGTTTACCTCGAGAAAAGCTTTAATTGGATCGAATGTTACTATAGATACACTAGGGTCAAATGTAGTCGAAGTTACGGGGAACACGTATACCTCAAGAAAAGCTTTGGTTGGTTCGAACCTTGTTATGGATACATTAGGGTCAAACGTCGTCGAAGTTACGGGGAATACGTATACGTCGAGAAAAGCTTTAGTTGGCTCTAATGTTACTATAGATACACTAGGGTCGAACGTCATTGAAGTTACGGGGAACACGTTTACCTCGAGAAAAGTCCTCGTTGGTTCGAATGTTACTATAGATACTTTAGGGTCAAACGTCGTCGAGGTTACGGGCAATACGTATACTTCGAGAAAAGCATTAGTTGGGTCGAATGTTACTATAGATACATTAGGGTCAAACGTCGTCGAAGTTACGGGGAACACGTTTACCTCAAGAAAAGCTTTGGTTGGGTCTAATCTTATCATGGATACATTAGGGTCAAACGTCGTCGAAGTTACGGGGAACGTAAACGTATCGAATTACACGAAAACAGACTATATTACCGTACAAAAAGATGCACACGTAAAAGGTAACCTCCTCGTCGAAGGTACAACAACAACAATTGATACAATAAATACAACTTTCGGAGATGCCGTTATAAGTCTCGCAAACAATAACACTGAAACATCGACAGATATTGGTATTATCATGAAACAACCCAACAGTAATGCGAGTCCAACTGTAACTTTTAGAGGCGACGAAAAAGAAATAATGATCGGCTACACACTAAACAATTCTTTAGATACCGAAATCACACCCGATTTGGCGAACGTCATAGATTTACACGTTTACGGTAACGTAATAGCACAAAACAACATAACACTCACGTCGGGTGAATTAACAGCCATTACACTAAACGGTAACGTCGTTGGGAATAATGTAGACGTGATTACACTTTATGGCAATGTCATTGCAGATAATGTATACGTAACAAACAATATAGAAACAACGTCCGGATTCTTTAAAGGTGACGGTGGTATTCTCTCGAACGTCACTCTTCAACAAGTTACGGATGCGGGTAATACGACATCAAATACGGTTCAGTTTACAAACGCACACACGGCGTTTACGACCGATCTTACGTCTAA